GCTCCCGACCTGTCGGAATTTATCGGCACTTTTGATTTGAACGACTACGCCAATGAGCAGGAGCTTTGCGATGCGGTTATCGCAGCCATCGACAAGGCGCCCGTGACCGAGAAGGAGGTCACCGTTGGTCTTAAGAAAAACGGCAGCGAATATGAACTCTTGGAGCTGGATGCGTTCCTCGACGCTTATTTGGGCGGCGGCATCGAAATCTTAGAGGATTTGCAGGATCAGAGCAAAAAGTAAAGATACAAAAGGGGAGGTAAAATGCCTCCCTTTTTTGTTGCCGTTTTTGGATTGTATACATGTATACATTTTGAGAGGTTTTTCGGAGAGGGGCGAAAAGGGTAGACGTGGTGCGGGTTTTCGGCGTTTTCAAAAAAATGCAAATGGGAAAAAAACGGGAAGATTTTTCCGGAAAGCCGTGTTATAATGGTAGCGTGGAAAGGTGAGAGATGCGGGGGCGGCGCACCGCTGTGAGGTCTCCTAAATGAACAAAACCGGTACTCGATGTACCGGTTTTGTTTCGGGTCGTCGAGGACGTCGACCCCTACATTGGGAGGCGGTATTGGCGGGCGGATGATATCCGCCCCCACAAGGAGAAAGGATGTGTGTATGGGCAGGCGAAAGAAGCTGAGCAAAGAGAATATCTTAAACGAATTGGTTGCCATTGGATTTGCCAAAGCGACCGATTATTTATTTGTAGAGGGGGATCGGCTGTGTATCCGGGAAACGGGAGAGCTGACCGGCCGGCAGGCGGCGGCCATTTCTCAAATCGAAAAGACTGCCGGGGGCATTCGGGTCAAGTTCTACGACAAGATGAAGGCCCTGGAGCTTTTGGGCAAGGAGCTGGGGATGTTCGAGGGCGAAGCTATGGAAACGGACGGTTCAGGCGGTCTGATGGCGGCAGTGCTGAAATCCACGGGAGAGGAGCTGGATACCGATGACATTTCCGAGCTTCAGTAAGCGCCAGATCATTGCCCTGTCTTGGTGGAACAGACCGAGGTTAAAGAATTTTGATGCCATTATCTGTGACGGGGCGGTGCGGTCAGGCAAGACTGTCGCCACGGTGGGGGGCTTTTTCCTTTGGAGTATGGCATCCTTTCACGGGCAGGTTTTTGCCCTGTGCGGAAAAAGCGTATCCTCCCTCCGGCGCAATATCATCATCCATCTTTCTGCTTGGCTGGGAGATGGATTTTTTATTACCGAGCATCGGGGGGAGAACAAGCTCACAGTGCGGTGCGCAGGCAGGGAAAACACCTATTATCTCTTTGGCGGTCAGGACGAAAGCTCCTATATGTCTGTACAGGGCATTACCCTTGCCGGGGTGCTTCTTGACGAGGTGGCGCTGATGCCCCGTTCCTTTGTGGAGCAGGCCTGCGCCCGATGCTCTGTGCCGGGGAGCAAATTGTGGTTCAACTGCAATCCGGCCGGACCGGAGCATTGGTTTTATAAGGATTGGATTTGCAGAGCGAAGGAGAAAAACGCTCTGCATTTGCATTTTACCATGGCGGATAACCCCGGCTTGGATCCGGCCATCCGTCAGCGGTATGAACGGCTGTACAGCGGTGTCTTTTACGATCGGTATGTGGGTGGAAAATGGTGCCTTGCCCAAGGGCTTGTGTACCATTTTTGTCCGGAGAAGCACATTACAGAGAAGATTCCGGAGGGGCGGTACTACATATCTGTGGATTACGGCACGATGAATCCCTTTTCTGCCGGGCTTTGGTGTGTGGGAGAAGGTCGGGCGGTGCGAATCCGGGAGTTTTATTACTGCGGTCGGGAGACAGGGAAAATGCGTACTGACGAGGAGTATTACCGGGCGCTGGAGGATTTGGCCGGGGAGTATCCTGTGGAGCAGGTGATCGTTGACCCTTCGGCTGCCTCCTTCATTGCCCTGATTCGCAGGTACGGGCGTTTTTCCGTGCGGAAGGCGAAAAATGAGGTGCTGCCGGGGATCTCTTTGGTATCGTCCTATTTGCAGGCGGGGGTATTGCAGTTTACACAGCAGTGCCAAGATGCCCTGCGGGAGTTTTCCCTGTATTCTTGGGAGGAAGGGGGGCGGGATACGCCACGGAAGGAACACGACCACGCAATGGATGATATCCGGTATTTTTGCAGTACGGTGTTGAAAAGGAAATTGCCTGCTGTAAGCTGAGGGGTTGCGGTGATTGGGGCAGCCCTACAAAAAATTTGGGAGGTTTATGATGAAAAACTGGTTATGGGAGCATTTTTTGCCGATGTGCGCCAAGGAGACGGTGCTTTATGAGTATCGTATGGTCTATGAGGAGAACAAGAAGCTGCGGCAGGAAAATGCCCGGCTCAAGTCCTACATCCGGGGAATGCAGTGGGGCATACGGGCAAAGAAGAAGGTTGAAAATTGAGGGTGTTGGGCGACGAAATCATTTGGGAGGTAAAGAATGAATCAATATCGGTATGAAATGGCCTTTGGCGCGTCGGATAAGACAAGCCGGGCTATGCGTAAGGCAATGGCGGATTGGCAAAAAATCTATTACGGCACAGGGGCGGGGGATACCTGCCAGCGCATCGGCTATGCCATTGTCCATAAAATCGTGGGGGCGCTGTTCGGCGAGTACAAGCTGACGGCTGACCCAATGCTTGCGCCTCTGGATCAGAAACGGAAGGAGGCCATCCAGCTTTTGCTCACCGGAGGCGAGTGCTTTATTAAGCCCTGTCCCACGCCGGTGGGCTTTGATTTTACCCTGATCCCACGAAGCAATGTGCTTGTGTTCGGGCGGGATGGGGATGGCAGACCCACAGACATCGGTATGGTGGAGCAGAGCATTCGGGGGAAGTTTTATTACACCCTTTTAGAGCGTCGGCGTACAGAAAATGGAAAGCTGACCATTGAAAATGCCCTCTATCGCTCCACCAGCCGGGAGAATTTGGGCACACAGGTCGCCTTACAGGAGCATCCCCTTTATGCCGGGCTTGTGGAAAAATATGTTTTTGAAGCGCCCATCGGGCTGGGACTTGTGCAGATGAAAACGCCCATCCTAAACTGCGTGGACGGCTCGCCGGACGGGGTTGCCATTTACGCCCCTGCGGTGGCGCTGATCGAAAACATCGACAAAAATGAAGCCCAGCTTTGCGGTGAGTTTGAACGGGGCGAGAGCCGGATTTTCGCTTCCGCTGATCTCATTGACCCGGAGCGCGGCTTTGCCGATCACCTGTTTGTGGGCTTGGATGAAAGCCCGGAGACGGTGGGCATTACGGTGTATTCTCCCCAGCTTCGGGAGGGTGCGTTCCTTGCCCGGAAACAGGAGTATCTGCGGAATGTGGAGAGTATGATCGGTCTGCGCCGGGGGATGCTCAGCGATGCCCAGGAGGAAAAACGCACCGCAACGGAGATCACCTCCAGTGCCGGGGATTTTAACCTGATGATCCTTTCACTGGAACAGGTTTGGGAGCAGGCGGTACGGATGACGGCGGAGCTGTGTTATTATCTGGCAGAGCTGTACGGTCTGCCGCTGCCGGATAGAAAAATGACCTTTGATTGGGGCAACGGTGTGCTTTTTGATGAGGACAAGACGTGGGCGGATTACCGCCAGATGGTGCAAGACGGTATGCTTGCCCCGGAGGTGGCTTTGGCCTGGCGGTTTAATCTGCCCTGTGAAACCAAGAAGGATCGGGAAGCAATCAGGGAAAAGTATATGCGCGTTGAGAGTTGAAAGTAGGGGCGGATGCCCACATCCGCCCGTGGGGTGGACAGGGGACAATCCCCCAGTCACCGCATAGCGGTGACAGCCCCCTTTACACAAGGGGGCCTTTGCGGGACGATGTGGGCATCGTCCCCTACGATATGTAAGCTCGATGAAGCGACCATCGTAAAAAAGCGTAGCAAGGAAGGAGAAAGCAATGAAGCGGGAATTTTTGCAGAACATTCAAGTGGAGGGGGTACACCTTCCCAAGGAGGTCATTGACGCCATTATGGCGGAAAACGGCCGGGACATCGAACACGCAAAGGGCGCGTATGCCCAGTATGAAAGCCTGCTGCAAGAAAAGCAGGCATTGGAGGAGAGGTTCGAAAATGTCCGGCTGGAACACGAAAAGGAGCTGCGCACAGTCAAATTCGGCCATCTTTTGTCCGCAGCCATCACCGCCCAAAAGGGACGCAGCGAGAAAGCCATTACTGCCCTTTTGGACACGGAGGCGCTGGCAAACAGCGAGGATGTATCCGGTGCTGTGGCGCAGGCGGTGGGCAGCCTTCGGGAAAGCCATCCCTACTTATTTGAAGCAAGCACATTCCCACCCCTTTACGCAAGGGGGACAGGCGGGGGAAACCCTTTGCAGGAAGAAGCGCCTGCCACACTGGCAAGCGCACTGAAAGAACGTTTTTATGGAGAAAGGAAGTAAACAATTATGGCAATTACATTAGCAGAAGCAAAAATCGGCATGGCCGACAAGGTAGATCAGCAGATCGTAGATATGTTCCGTCGCAGCAGCCTGCTGCTGGACAATATGGTGTTTGACAACGTCATTGCGCCCGGCACCGGCGGCAGCACCCTGACTTATGGCTATTTGCAGCTCAAGTCTCCCGCAACTGCCTCTGTCCGTAACGTAGGCGATGAGTACGTACCCGGCGAAGCCAAGAAGGAGAAAAAGACCACCGGCGCCATCATTATGGGCGGTGCGTTCCAGATGGACAGAGTGCTGCAAAATACAGCCGGTGCTGCGGATGAGCTGGCGTTCCAGGCAGAGCAGAAGATCAAGGCCACTGCCAACTATTTCCACAATCTGGTGATCAACGGCTCTGCCGAGGCGGAGGATGGCTATGTGGGCGGTACCTTTGACGGTTTGAAGAAGCTCCTGTCCGGCACTGCCAACGAGCTGACAAGCAACGTGGATCTGACCACCTCTGAAAAGCTGGACAGCAACTACAACGCATTCCTCGACGAGATGGACAGCTTCGTTTCCGCACTGGACGGCACACCCACCATGCTGCTGATGAACCGCAGTATGCTCATTAAGCTGCGCTCCATCGCCCGTCGTGCCGGTTACTACGAGAGAAAGTGCGACGATTTCGGCCGCACAGTGGAGACCTATTCCGGCATTCCTATGGTGGATATGGGTCAGTATTTTGACGGTGAGAAGGTCTCTGACGTTATCGCTACAGAGGGCGGCAAGACCTGCATTTATGCCGTTGCGCTGGGTCTGGACGGCTTCCACGGCATCTCTCCCACCGGTGACGGTGTGATCCAGTCCTATCTGCCTGACCTGAATGCGCCCGGCGCAGTCAAGACCGGTGAGGTGGAGCTGGTGGCAGGCGTGGCACTGAAGAATACCCTGAAGGCGGCTGTTCTGAAGGATATCGCCATCGCTGCCGTCTGAGAAGGGAGGCACTGCCTATGGTGACCTATGATTATTACAAGAAGTACTACGCGGGCAGTGTCATTCCGGAAGAAGCCTTTTCCGGAGCTGTGGAGCGCGCCAAGGTGGTACTGGACAAAATCGAAAGAACCTACAAGGTGAGAAAGTGCAACCTGACCGAGGAGTTTGCCCTTTACCGGATGGCAGAGGAAATCTACCGGGATGATGAACGCAGGGATGTGATCCAAAGAGCAGTTGGTGATGTTTCTGTGCGGTACGCAGATCCACAGCCGCTGGAACAGAGGCTTTTTAAGATCGCTTCTATGCATATAGACATTTACCGGGGGGTGTCCCAGTGATGTATGGCCTTTGCAAGGACACAGTGACGGTGTACCGGGGCGATACCACTTGCCTTTTGGAGGGCTGCTGTTTCCAAGAAAAGACAGTTCAGAAAAAGGACTTGCATGGCACGTGGACGGAAAAGGAATTTTTACTCATCGTGCCGGGAGACAGACCCATCTATCCCGGTGATCAGGTATGCCGGGAGGGGAATGTCCGGGGGATCATCCGAACGGTGATCCCCTATTTCCGGGGCGGTAAGGTCTGCCACCGGGAAGGAAGGGGGTCTTAGGATGGATGATATCGAAAAGCTCCGGGACTTTGTGACTGCCTATCCGGACTGGGAGGCAGGCAAGCTTCTGTTTATCGACTATACCGACGGTGTGCCGGGGAACGGCGGCCTCTTTCCCGAGGGGATCACCCAAGTCACCGTCCGGGAGGATATTTTAGGCGGTCGGGAGGTAGATATGCGCTTGCAGGTCTGCCTGTACCGGGCGACTGCGGCACAGGCGGAGGATGCCGGGTGGCTTCTTCGCTTTCAGAACTGGGTGGCAGCGCAAAGCGCTGGGGGGAAAGCGCCTGTATTTGGGGATGTTCCCAGCCGGGAACGGCTCTATGCGGAAAAGGGAAGGCTCTCCCAACGGCGCAGCGGCGGTAATGTATACAGCGTGATGCTGACAGCGGAATTTACGAAAAAATATGAGGTGAATGAAAATGGCGAAAATTGAAAGAAAATACCTTGCCCACTTTATGAATACGGCTGCGCCCGGCGCAGAAGCCAGCTATGAACGGCTGGGCAAGGACTTGGAGGAGTTCCGTGCGGAAATGTCCGCACAGGTGGAGCGAAAGGTCAATATTCTGGGAGAAAACCGTGTGGTGATCTCCGGCTATGAAAAGTCTGCGTCTGTGGAGACCTACTATGCAGAGCCGGGTACGGCGCTGTTTGACCGTTTGCAGACCATCATCGACGAGAATCTGGTGCTGGAGGATCTGAAGGCAGACGTGGTGGAGGTCAAGCTCTGGGAAAATGGAGAAAACGGCGCTTATCCTGCGGTACGGGAGACAGTCTATGTGGAGGTCACCGGCTATGGCGGCGATCACACCGGCTACCAGATCCCCTTTACCATCCACTATACCGGGGAAAAGACTGCCGGCACTTTTAACCTGACAAGCCGCAGCTTTACAGAAGCGTAAGAAACCGTCTGAGAGGCAGGGAGGAAGCATATGGAGAAAATTCAGTTTGACAGCGGTGTGCGTACATACCGGGTAAACGGTAAGGGGGTCTTGACCTTTAACCCGGCAGACCCCAATCTGTACGCCCGTTTCGCATCGGCAGGGGAGAAGCTCCCGGAGATGGAAAAGACCCTTTTTCAGCAGGCAGAGGGGGATATGCTCAGCGGTTTGCAGGCGGCAGACAGGGAGCTGAAAGGGCTCCTTTCCTGGGTTTTTCCCGGAAATGATTTTGGGGAAATTTTCGATGGCGTCAATTTGCTGGCGGTGACCCAAAGCGGCAAGACCGTGATGGAAAATTTCTTAGATGCCCTGACGCCCATTTTGTGCCAGGGTGCGGAAAGCTGCGCTGAGGGCTATGCCAAAACGGCAATGGACAAGGCTGCCGCACGTCGGGAAATGCAATGCTAAATGTTTGGAATCTGCCGAGAAATGCGGTAATTGGCGGGAAAAGCTATGGGATAAATGCTGATTTCCGGGATATTTTAGAAATTTTCGGGTATTTGGATGACCCAGATCTTCCGGATTTTCTCAAATGGCGCATCGCCCTTTCTCTGTTTTACACAGAAGCGCTTCCCCCAAAAGACCGGGGGGAGGGAATGACCTATTTCACCGCCTTCGTCACCGGCGGCGCGCCGGGGACAGGCAGGCCTGCGCCCAAGCTGCTTTGCTGGCAGCACGACGCCTCGGTCATTATCGGTGAGGTGAACAGGGTAGCCGGTCGGGAGATTCGGGAGCTGCCCTTTGTCCACTGGTGGACATTCCTCTCCTGGTTTCACGCTGTGGGAGAGGGGCAGCTTTCCTTTTTGGTTTCCCTCCGGGATAAGCTCCGGCGGGGCGAAAAATTAGCGCCGTGGGAAGAGAAATACTACCGGGAAAACCCTCAGCAGGTGGAGCTTCCCAAAAGCTATACCCAAGAGGAGCTTTCCCAGCGAAAGCGCCTCCTTGCCCTTTTAGACGGGGAGAAAGAGCAGGTGAAATAAATTGAATCAAACGAAGGATATTTCCTTTGACATCGCAGGCGCACTGATAGACCTGCGAAAAGAAACAAAGGCGTGGGCTACGACCTTTCTTAGAAGCGCTGAGGCCATCCGGGCTATGTTGGGCAAGGTCAAAACCACGGTAAAAACCGTAGAAAAGCAGGCAAAACGGACGGTGGCAGGCTTTGATAAGCTCACACGGCTGGACGGTCCGGATACCACCGTCACCACCACCGTCACGAAGGAAGAGGGGGCAATGGAAACCATCCGCAATGCCTTCTCCGGGCTGATCGAAAATGTGAAAAACGCCTTCGGCTCTCTTTGGGAGAAGGGAAAAGAAATCCTTGGCAGTCTGACCGGCGGCTTTGGCGGTATCCAAGCAGGCATTTCTGCTGTGGTGTCGCTGCTGAAGGGGGACAAGTCCGTGGCAACGTGGCTGGGGCTGTTTAGCAGCGGCGTTTCCGCCACCGGGAACAAGCTGGGCGTTTTAAGCGGAATCCTCACAAACCTGAAAGCTGCCTTTAGCGGCGTTGGCTCTACGGCAGGACGGGTATGGAACGGCATCAATGCCCTTTGGGGCGGCGTGTCCCTGTTGGTTTCCGATAAGCTGGTCACTCCGGTGGGGATCGGCATCAAGAGCGTTGTGAATTTGCTCATTACCCTTGTCAATGCCGGCCTTACGGCAGTTGTGACAGCGGCCAATGCCCTTTCCGAAACCCTCAATGCCTTTTCCGTAAAAATACCCCCGTGGGTGCCTGTCTTGGGGGGTAAGACCTTGGGCTTCCAGCTTCCTGTTTTTTCTGTGCCCACAATCCCTTACCTTGCCCAAGGGGCGGTGCTGCCTGCCAATAAGCCCTTTTTGGCAATGGTGGGCGACCAGAAGCACGGTACGAACATCGAAGCGCCCCTTGCCACCATTGAGGAAGCGGTGGCGCTGGTGATGAGCGACCAAACAAGCGCCATCACCGCAGGGTTTGAAGCCTCCTTGGGGGTGCAGAAGGAAATTTTGGAGGCGGTGCTGGGCATCCGCATCGGTGACGAGCTGATCGCCTCTGCCAACGACCGCTACCGTCACAAAATGGCGGTGGCACGGGGAGGTGTACTGTGAGTAAAACATCCTGGCTTTATGCCATTGACGGAAAGCCTCTGTTAGTGCCGGACGCAGGGGTGCAAATGCAGTTTACAGATTTGGATTCCGATGATTCGGGACGGGATGAAAGCGGATATATGCACCGCATGGTCAAGCGCTACAAGGTGGGCGCGTGGAGCTTTCAGTACGAAAGCCTGACCCAGCAGGAGTACAGCTATATGCAGTCCATATTGCCCAATGCCGGTACGTTCCGCTTTACCTATCCCGACCCCAAAGACCCCTCCCAAAGCAAAACCACGGAGGCCTACCTGTCCCAGTACGGCATTACCTGGCACAGTGCCCGGACGGGGCTGTACCGGAATTTTAAGTTTGATATCATCCAGTGCTGAGGAGGGGAGAAGATGGAAAAGCATAGCATCCGCCTGCCTGACGGCAGAACCTTCTCCTCCGGCACAGGTGGCATTGCCATTGGCAGCGTCAAGCTCACCCAAACCGTCAACAGCGGAAATGAGCTGACACCGGGCAGTGTCTGCGCCACCCTTTTGGAGCTGGAGCTGATGGACACGGGAAGTGCCTGCCCTTTGCAGGCAGGAGATGAATTTACGCTGCTGCGTGAGGATCGGCAGGTGGGCATTTTCACCGTGGAAAACCCAACCCGGATCGGCGCGTCCCGGTTTTCGGTCACCGCCTATGACCGGGTGGCGAAGCTGGATCAGAATTTGGAAAAATGGCTGGATGGCTTGACGGGATGGCCCTATCCCTTGGAAGAATTTACCCGGATGGTCTGTGAGGTATGCGGCGTTTCCGCAGATCTTACGGACGTACCCAACGGCGTTTACCCGGTACGGAAATTCTCCGTGGGAGAGGTCACCGGCAGACAGCTTGTGGGCTGGGCGGCACAGATTATGGGGCGGTTTTGCCGTGCCACAGAATTAGGCACATTGGCGTTTTCCTGGTATACGCCGGCAGAGAAAACCATTGGCTCCCAAAAGGGAGATCAGTGCGCGGCCTTTTTCGAGGACAGCCTCAGTTACAGCGATTACACCGTTTCCCCCGTGGACGCGGTGGCGCTTTACAGCCAAGACGAGGTAGTTACCTACCCGGCTGACGGGGGGCAGAATGTCTACGCCGTTACAGGCAATCCCTATTTGACGGGAACAGAGGCAGATGCGCCTGTGGCGGAGCACTTATATGCTGTACTCTCCGGTCTTTCCTACACCCCTGCCTCGGTGACAGTCCCGGCAGGGCTTTTTCAGCCCGGTCAGCAGGTGTATGTGACAGATGCCACCGGCAAGCTGATCTCCATACTGGTGATGACTGCCGTTCGCTCCGGTCAGCGGGAGACCCTCTCCTGCACCGGCAGTGCCAGCCGGGAGCGGGTATCGGCTCGTAACAGCCAATCGGTGGAGAATCTTACCGGAAAATTGCAGGCACTTCGCACCGATGTAGAGCGCCTGAAATCAGAGGGACAGGCATCCGATTCTGCCCTGACCATAGAGAATCTCTCTGCGGAAACGGCTCGCCAGGGTCACAACGCAGAGGTGCTTCGGCAACTGCTGGATCGTCTGCTGACGGTCAGCGGACAAGCAGAGACGGAAAAGGTGGCACTACACATAAATAAGCCCGGTGAGGAGCTGGTGCTTTCCTTGGATCACACAGGCATCCATATCCAGCGGAAGAACACCCCGATTCTCCGGGCGGACGCTTCCGGCGTGTACGGAGAAAAAATGCAGACCGACTGCCTTGCCTTGGGTGAACATACCTGCTTTATGGCGCATATGGACGGTATGGGGTGTTTTTACCTGTAACCGGGTGTCTGCTGCCCCATATGGATTTACGAAGGAGACAATATGGCATTACAAACGAAAACATTTACCTATGGCGGTCTGCATAACACCGGTTCCCGGTATTTCCGGACAGAGCTTTGCTTAACGGAAAAGTCCGTGGATGCCCAGCAAAACAGCTCTCTTTTGGGGTATTGCCTGACCCTTTATGCCGGCAATACCCGTTTGAGCCAATGGCGAACCGGTGCGCGGATCTTCTTAAACGGTACGGAATATGTCCACCGGGACGGCACAGATTATGCAAACCAAATCACCATTTCAGACCAAGAGAGCCTGATACTGTGTGAAGGGGAGCTGACCGTACCCCACAAGGCAGACGGTACGTGCGACCTTTCTGTGGCCTTTTCATTGTACCATCCTGTGACCGCCAGCTACACCCCCGGCAACTTTACCTACACCGGGGGCAGTATGACACTGACACCTATCCCTATGGCAGATACGGTACGTGCCACCGATGCTTTTTTGGGGTCGGTGTCCATGGTGGCCATTGGACAAAAAAAGCAAGGACGCACCCACGCCCTTGCTTATGAAATCGGCAACCTCTCCGGGTATGTGACGGAGGATGGGATTTGCAGTGACAGGGAGGAGCGATTCTCCGCCCTGAGCATACCCTTTTCTCTGCCGGAGCGCTTTTATGAAGCGATCCCCGAAAGCAAAACCGGTCTTTGCCGGCTTACCTGCCACACCTATGAGGGGGAAACACCGGTGGGAACCTCCCAAACCCAGTTTACGGTGATGACCCGGGCTGAGGATTGCGCACCTTCCCTTATACCCACCGTCACCGACGGAAACGAAAAGACGGTGGCACTCACCGGGGACAGCAGTGTTCTGGTGCGCTTTGCCTCCCGGGCAGACTGCACCCTGATCCCCACTGCCCAAAAGGGTGCGTGGGTGACCCAATGCCGGATCGGGGATGTGGAGGGGGAGCGCCTTTCCATAGAAAATGCGGAGCAGGACACCTATTCCTTTGGGGTTACCGACAGCCGCGGCTATGATGTGCTGACGGTGGTGAAAACACCCTTTGTACCCTATGTGAAGCTGACGGCGCACCCTTGTGTCACCCGACCTGACCCCACAAGCGGTCTTGTAAACCTTTCTGTCCGGGGGAGCTGTTTTGTGGGCTCCTTTGGCGCTGGGGAAAACAGCCTTTCCCTTCTTTGCACCCTGCCAGACGGCAGGGAGGTGACCCTGACCCCGGTGTTCGATGGGGAGGACTATCAGGCAGAGACGGTTTTGGAGGGCATAGACCCAAACAGTGTGCAGCGCATTACACTAACCGCGGCAGATGCCCTGATGACGGTGACGGAACAAGTGGCGATTCCAAAGGGAACGCCGGTGTTTTGCTGGGGCGAGCAGGCATTTTCTGTAAATGTCCCGGCAAATATCAACGGGGTGCATATGGCGGCAGCTTCGGAAAACCCCTTGCGGGTTTTTGCCCCGGCAGGGGTATTGGTCTGCGGCAGCGGTGTGCTGGGTGTTGCGTCGGAAGATGGCTGGATCGGTACGGAGGGCATTGCCCACACCGTCCAAGACGGGGATATTTGCCTGACCCTTCCCCAAGGGACAGGGCAGGTGCTTTTCTTGTCCCCAGGAGAATTTACAATAAGGAAGTGAAAGGATGAAAGATAAAATTTGCGTTCTGTCCGGTGTGATGGCAGGGAGCCTTGCGGCACTCTTTGGCCCTTGGAGCAGCGACCTGACAGCGCTGCTCATATGTATGGCGGTGGACTATCTCTCCGGCAGTGCAGTGGCGCTGGTGTTCCACAAGAGCCGTAAGACCCCCACCGGGGCATACAGCTCCGCCTATGGCTTTGCCGGACTTTGCAAAAAGGCGATGCTTTTGGGGATCATCGCCGTGGGACACCAAATGGATGGCGTGCTGGGACTGGATTCTATCCGCACCGCCCTGTGCGTGGGTTTTCTTACCAATGAGTGCCTGTCCATTTTGGAAAATGCCGGACTGATGGGCATTCCCATTCCCAAGGTGCTGACCCAGGCACTGGATGCGCTCCAAAAGAAAAAGGAGGAACAGTAAATGCTGGTAACGAAAAAAATGACGGTGGATCTGGCCAGAAAGACCATCCTCGGCAGGGTGGATGCGGTGCGTGGCGACAGCGCCATCGCTTTGGAAATGACCCTGCTTTGCGACGGTGTGCCTTGGACTGTGCCGGAGGATGCGTCTGTGGTCATCCGGTACTGTCAAGGCACAGTAGGGGGTACATACGATTCTCTTGCTGACGGCACAGCCGCCTATCAGGCACAGGGCAATGTGCTTACGGTTCGCATTGCGCCGGAGGTGTGCAGCGCAGCCGGTAAGACGGATTTTCAGGTGACCATCCTCAAGGACGGCAGCCAGATCACCACCTTCCGGCTGACCGTTTGCGTGGAGGGGGAGATCTCCGGCAGCGACAAGCCGGGAAGCTATACAAACCTTGCCCAATGGCTGCTGGCCAATGGGGGCGATGGGCAGGTGGCGGTGAATTTGGAGCTGGAGGATCTGCGCATCGGGGCAGACGGCACAGCCTATACAAAGGCCGGGGATGCGGTTCGTGCCCAAGTAGAAATGCTCCAAGCCCAAATTGCCAATGCCTCCCAAAGCACCTGCGCCTGTGAAAAAGCGCCCATCGACCTAACGGATATGCTTGTGCAGGATTACTATATCGGCAAAACGGGTGGGACAAAATTTGCCTCCGGCAATCGGTGTACGGACTTTATTCCCGTAAAAGGCGGCTATCAGCTCCAAATGAAAAACTTGCAGCTCCAAAGCGGCCGGGCGGTTTGTGTTTACGACCAGTACAAAACCTTCCTCTATGCGCTGGCAGAAAGCACGACCGCAACGGAGCTGACGGTCACACTGCCCATTGACGCGGTGTATCTCCGGGCAACGGTGCATCCGACGCAGCAGCCGGATTTTTGCTACCTTGCGCCTTTGGAGAGCCGCTTGCAGTTTATGGATGACCGCATCGGCGGCGGCTTGGACAGCCTTTCCCCATTGGTCAGCTCCATAGACATAACAGATAAGATCGTGCTGGACTACTGCCTGCTTCAGACAGGTGCTACCAAATTTACGGCAGGGGAGCGATGCACAGATTATATCCCTGTAAAGGGCGGCTATGACATCTGTTTCCAAAACGGAAAGGTGGACGGCACCCGGGGAGTCTGCGTCTACGATGAGGACCGGAATTTCCTTTCCTGCCTGCTTACAGGCAGTACAGAAACGGAATTTACCCTGACAATGCCTCCCAATGCGGCTTATCTGCGCACGTCCATCCAAGCCACCGGCACACCAGTGATCCGCTATACCGGCATTGTGGACAGAGCTGTGGAACTGCTGGCACAGGAGATCGCGGCAAAGGGCTATCAAACCCAACAGCAGGTGCAGACCCTCATCGACAATGCCATAAACGCCCTGCCGGTCTATAACGGGGAGGTAGAGGATGTATGAGTGAAATAACCATTACCGTCAAAAACACAAAGCGTCTGCTGACCAAAGGAAAATTCTGTGATAAGAACATCGTGGTAACGGCAGAGGGCGGTGATGCCTTTTGGGATGTGTACCAGCAAAACGGTGAACGGAAGGAGTACTCTTACGCCTTTGGCGGAGAAGGCTGGAGTGATGCCATCTTTCAGCCCAAATATAGCATTGCTCCCACAAGAGCAGTACATATGTTCAGCGGTTCCCACATAACAGACCTTGTTAAGGCACTTTTAGATGCGGGTGTTACCCTTGATACGTCAAAGCTTCCCGGTGAATACCTGATGCAGAACAATTCCTATACCCAAACGATGCCGGAGCTGAATTGCACCGGACGGCGCAATGTCGACTACTTTTTGTACGGTTGTAGTGCGCTGCGTTCGATTGAGAAGGTGGTTTTGAAAGACGATGGCTCACAAAAATTCAACACATACAGCTTTTACCAACTGCCTGCTTTGGAGGAAATTCGCTTTGCCGGTACGATTGGCAACAGTCTTGAAATAAAAGATTCGCCCGTTCTGTCGGATGCATCGGTGCAATCTATCATCGACCATTTGAAAGACCTGACAGGGGCAACAGCACAGACACTCACACTCCACGCAACGGTTGGTGCGAATATGACGGACGAGCAGAAGGCCGCCATCACCGCAAAAAACTGGACACTTGTTTACTAAGGAGGCAGCATATGAAAACACAAATTATCACCCAGACCATCCTCACGGCAGAGGAAGGAATGTATCTGTTTAACGGAGAGACTTACGGCAAAACCGTAGTGCTTCCGGCAGGTGCGGACACCTCCCTTTGGCAGGAGGTCACCGAAGAAAATCTGCCAAAGGAGGAAGAATAATGGGCTGTGTAAGATCCCAGGTGGTTACCGCGGCAGCAGATTGGCTTGGCAAAAAAGAAGCCGACGGCTCTCACAAAGAGATCATCGACCTGTATAATACCCAAGCCTTTCCGCCCCGGGGCTACAAGCTCAAATACACCGATGCCTGGTGCGCCGCCTTTGTATCAGCGGTGGGCATCAAGCTGGGTATCTCCCATATTCTCTACCCGGAGTGCGGCGTGGGGGAGATGGTGTCCCTTTATCAAAAGGCAAACCGCTTCCGCAAACCCGACACCCACATTCCCAAGCCCGGGGATCTCATCGTCTACGATTGGGATGGGAACAAAAGGGGTGACCATATCGGCATCGTGGAATGGGTTTGTGGCAGAAACCTGTCTGTTTTAGAGGGCAATTACAAAAATGCCGTCACCCGGAGAGAGCTGAAGCTGGACAGCACAGCAATCTTGGGCTACTGTGTCCCGGACTATCTGTCCGTGATGGGGCAAATAAACAGTGTAAAAGCGGTACAGCAGCATTTGTGCATCTTCTATATGGCAGACTTGCGCATCGACGGCATCTACGGCCCTAAAACAAAAAAAGCCCTCCTTTCTGCCTTGCAGACAGAACTGGGGGTAACGGCAGACGGTATTTTCGGACCGATCACCGCCAAGGCGGCAGAGGAAAAGGTCTTGGGCAAAAACTGCCGGGGAGCGCTTGTGGGCATTTTGCAGATGCTGCTGATCTGCAACGGCTATAAGCTCAACGCAGACGGCATCTTCGGCAGCAAAACGGAAAAAGCGCTGCGCACATATCAGAAGAAAACCGGTCTTGCCCCTGACGGCCTCGCCGGAAAGAATACCTTCCGAAAGCTGTGCAGCTGCTAACGGATTATTGCCGGTTGACGATTATACGCTGCTGTCATCCTTCGACTTTGTGCTTTCCGCACTGCCCACACAATGACAACTATTTTTGCAGTAAGCGTTGCTGAAAACAACGCAAGTAAAATACAACCTTAAAACGAAATACATATAAATTACGCAGCATAGCATACACAGTCTACAAACAGTTTTCCGATTCGTGGGCTTTGTATAGCCTAAAAAAACAAGGCTTTTGCAATCAAAATTGCAAAAGCCTTGCATATTTCATTTATAAATCAATAGGGCTGCACGGTGATGGAATCCACGATTGCGTCAAACACAGGAGCAAGGCGCTCACTTTCAGCTGTGGGGTAAACCAAGCTAAACTGTAAAAGCGCAAAACCCCGGATGATGTTATCATAGCGAACGGCCGTATATGCTGTACCCCCGGCAGTATAGGAATATACTACTTTGATGCAATCAAAGCCGCTTAGCTGCTCCTTTGTGTAGGAAAGGATCTTTACATCCTCCAGTTTGGAGAAAAGCGCCAAATATTCCGCTTCTGTCCGCTCATAAACATATTCCGCACCGGTGTGATCCACGTATAAATGGCAATTCTTCAAAGCCGGATCGTCAAAATAGTAGATCGTACCATCCTCCATATGCTTTTCCTGGGCAAGCCAATCTGCCGGTACACGAAGGGCAAAATTTGTATCGCTGTATACCTTTTCAGAACCGTCAACGGTGATCCTGTTAGGGCTGATTTCGTGGATAGGATAGGGGTCAGGATTATACTCTTCTACATTGGAAATGAACTGATAGCCCTTGTTTGTTTTGCGGAGTGTGACGGTATACATATCCCCTGTGGGACATTCATAAGTAAAGGTATAGCGAATGATGTAGTGACCGTTTTCGTCAACTTCGCCACCGGTAACGGTTATAGGGTAGCACCATTCTTCACCGGTTACGGTGATGTAATAGGCGTCATAAGCTTTCACATAAGGGAACGAAACACTCTTCCAATCGCTAAGGGAGCGACCGCATTTTTCCAGCAGCAGCGCATTTGCATCTTCCTTGAGAATCTTCACTGTGGGAGAAGAAAATTTTGACCATCCCAGTGCTTTCAGAACGGCCTCAGCCTCACCTTCTGCCCATTGGTTCATTTCTACACCGATTCCGGCACCGTACTGGAACACCCACAATAGCCCAATTTCAGAGGGGGAATCGTAGTAATTGCTGCAAACAAAGCCGTAATTCTCCGCATTATTCAGATATTCCTCAATGGTGCGAAGTTCATCTTGGGCTACAGACCCCGGTCCGGGGTAGATGGGAGTAATGGCCTCCGTAGGTTCTTCGGTAGGCTCTTCGGTGGGTTTTTCCGTAGGCTCTTCGGTAGGCTTCTCGGTAGGATCAGTAGGGTTAGAAACGGTGGGCTGCGCAGTAGGCTCGGTAGGTTCTGCCGGCGCACCCGTCAGGCAGCCTGCAAGGAGAAATAAAAGCACCAAAGGCAGCAAAGCAGCAAAACATTGCTTGAACATAACGATTCCTCCTTATAAAAAATATCTGTCAATTTGATTATAAGGTTATGCTTATGAATTTGCAAGATAATTTTTATCCAATCCAGTATCCCCTCAGAGAACGGACTTGCCTGTTCCGCCTACTGCGCCTTGTTAGAATCCGTAGGGGCGACGATTGAGGTTACATACAATAAACATCATTCGTAACAGGGGGAAGGAAAATGCACCGAATGCGGCGCACCTAAACCCAGCGAGGGACTGGAATTTACATTAGGCGATGGGGGCTATTACATCGTTTCCGGCTTAGTAAGCATTACGATTCCCCGTAGTGTGACCGAGATATTATATTACGCATTCGATAATTGCAAAAAGCTGACAAGCATAACCTATACAGGTACGGTGGCGCAATGGCAGAATATAAAGCTTTGGCACGATTGGAACGTAGATGTTCCTGCCACAAAAGGTGGTATGCTCTGACGGCACAGTCAGCCTTTCAAAATAAAAAAGTAAGATGGCATAGAAAAGCTGCTGAGTGCAACCTCGGCGGCTTTTTAGCTATTTAACCAAGAAAATCGGGGGTACTGCCTTTTGCAGCACCCCCGTTGGGCTTCTATTACCAAATAACCACGCGCTTGGAGGGAGCGAGGTACATACCGTCGGTCTTTTTCACACCAAAGGCAGTGTACCATTCCGGGAAGTTTCTGGGAGGCATATTGGCGCGCAGGCAGTTAGGACCGTGAACGTCCACCTGAAGCAGAAGTGCCTGATACTCGGGCTTTGCCTTTTGGCACCAGACCCGTGCCCAGTTAGCAAAGTACTCCTCGAAGGAAGCACCCTCAGTCTGGGACATAATGTCCAAAGTGACCGCCATACCACCGTTGTCAGCGATGTTCTCGCTGACGGTGAACTTGCCGTTAACCGTACCCCAGGGCAGCTCAATGCCGTCGAACTGCTTTACCATTGCGTTAACTTTCTTATTGAACTTCCGCTCGTCAGCCTTTGTCCACCAGTTGTTCAGGTTGCCCAGCTCGTCGCACTTTGCGCCGTTGGAGTCAAATGCGTGGGAGATCTCGTGACCGATGACAGCACCGATACCGCCCAAGTTCTCGCTTCTGGTCTGGTTGATGGAGTAGAAGGGAGGCTGCAAGATGGCAGCGGGGAAGGTAATGTCGTTGACAAAGGGATCGTAGCAGGCGTTGACCATATGTCCGGGCATTGCCCAGTGGGTGCGGTCAACCTCCTTGCCCAGCTTTGCGAAGTTCTCCTCCATACGTACTCTTCTCAGGGAGGCTACGATGTCAAAGAGAGACTTGCTCTCATCAAATACCAGCTTGTTGTAGATATCCTCGACCCGGTCGGGGTAAGCCAGCTTAAGACCCATCTTAGAGAGCTTCAAAATGGCCTTATCCTTGGTGGCCTGCTCCAAAATCTCATTGGTTGCGATCCGCTTCTGATAGGTCGCTACGATCTGCTGAACGATTTCAGTAATATCCTTCTTGGCTTCCTCGCCAAAGTACTTTTCACCGTAGTACAGACCTACAGGCTCGCTGTACATACCGGAGGCGAGCTGGTAGGCGAATTTCTCAGCAGAGGAAACGGCAGCAATGCCGGAGAGGGCTCTGTGGAAAGCACCGCCCAGCTCACGCAGCTCCTCGGACAGCAGGGAACAGCTACCCATCAAGGTCACAACATAAGCCCAGTTTTTGTACATCTGGAAGTTGTCTGCATGGAATACTTCCTTGAAATTCTTAAAGAATCTGGGCTCTGCGACGATGATCTCCTCGGGAACAAAGCCAAACAGATCGGAAAGGAGCTTCTTCAGGTTCAGGGGCTTTACCATACCTGCCACTCTGCCGGTCTTCATGGGGTTATACATCTTAACGTACTCAGACCATTCCTCACTGGTCTTTACATACTTGGCAATGAGGGCGTCAAAGGCCAGGGTGTCCTTCAGCAGAAGCGCAATCTCTTCCTCGCTGTGACCGGCTTGTGCCAGCACCGGCTTTGCGCAGTTGCTCCACAGATCAAGCAGCATATCTCTCTGCTGCTCCCGACCTTCCTTGTAGTAGGAGGCATCGGGGAGGATGACGCTGGGACCCTGAATCATCACGCAGTGGTGGGTGGTGTCCTTCATATTTGCATCCACGGAAATGCTGATGGGCATTGCGATGCCCTTGAAGACCAGCTCTTTTGCGTGGAGATTATAAGAGCGCATAGTGCCCAGCTTCTTAAGGATGGCCAAGTTTTTCAGCGCGGGCTTGATGCCGTGCTTTTTCTTTCTCTTTACATCCTTTGCCAGCTTAAACAGGGTGCAGGCTCTGGCCATGTACTCGTTGGGGTAGGAGGCACTTTTGCACATTGCGTTAAATTCGCCGATCATCAGCTTTTCCACATCGGTGCTGAGGGTGGCAAAACCGCCGGCAACAGGCATATCGTCGGGAATTACCAATTCCTCCAGCTTTGCCTGGTTGACATAGTTATACAGATCGTCTTGAATTCTAATCTTTTCCATAGTTTTCTCCTTTGTTTGAAAAGTATAATGACGTAAATCATTTTCCTGATTATACCACGGTAAACAGAATTTGTAAATAGAAAGGATGCCGGGCTTCTGCCTGCTGGAAAATAATTTTTCCACATCCGCAAAGGGTCTTTAACGATTTCTTGTATTCTAATGATTTGAGATAAGGGAAATAACTCTAAGTATGATACAAATGCACCCCCTTTTGAGGTTAGGGGGTGCATTTTACACCAAGGGGGTGTAAATATGGTGAATCATTTCTTGTTTCGACATTTTTTCAAAAATTCCTCCGACCGCCGTAGGACTTCTTCAATAGGCAGAAGATTAATTTGTTCAAGATTTTCGTTTAAGGTAAAGTATCCTTGTAGCAACGGGTCAATCTGTTGATGTTCTTCCTTCGCCTTTTCAAGAGCTTTCACAAAGCAATCATATCCATATGTATCTACAAGATACGGAATTCCTGCAACCGACAACAAATAGTTATAGTCAATATAGTCATGATTCTTATCAAGGTTTTTTCGGAAATTTTCCATTACCGGATTCAATTCTTCCTCGGAAGCATAAATTGCATATCCGCGAATATAAAAAATTTTCATTGCAAGTCTGCGGCATTTTTTCAAATTCTCATAATAGAACTCTTTCAGATCAAATGCTTTTGCAGAGGGATTGAGTAGTAGAATACGAAGATGATTGAATTGTATTTCCCAGATATGATTTTTTGAAGTAATTCTATTGCACAAATAATCAATAAGTTCTTGTGATAGTTCTATATTGCATAGTTTATTTAGACTGGCAATGTAATCAGGATGTAGTAAGCAATCGGAACATTTCTTAAAAGTACATTCTAACTCTGATAATAGGCAGTTTTCCATAATCTCCCCTCCTTAAGTTAAATATACCATAGGTACAACCATATTTCAATGATTGCAGGCTGTCATTCAACGGTTACTTGTATTTTAATGATTTGAGATAAGGGAAATAACTCTAAGTATGATACAAATGCACCCCCTTTTGAGGTTAGGGGGTGCAAAGTCATTTTAGGGGGTGCATTTTGAGAAAAGGGGGTGCAACAATATTGTTACCTCTTTCTCACAGCAAACTCTTATGTTCATTAATAAATTCCCGAATATTTTGGATTCCATCTTCGAAAGTCAAAAACGTTGTTTCATTATAAGTGACCGCAGCAATAAAGAAGAAATTAGAATCCATATAAATAAAGTTTGATGCGGTTATTTCGATAGGGGTATTTATAGAAACGATGTCATAGAATCCATTTTCCACAAGAATTTGATTATTCTCTTTTGTAATGTCAAACGCAAACCTATACTCAGTCAAAGAC